GGTTTGGGAGGGGCTTTGTGCAAACCTGTCATCGAAAGATGATAAGGCGGCACACTGCTACCTCACGAAAAGAAGCTGATTTCCGCTCTTGAAGAAGAAAACGTATTCAGACCTCTTGCTACTAAAATTCAGACATCAAGCGGTGACAGAAAGATTCCTGTTATCACGCAAAAGGGCGAAGCATCGTGGATGGAGGAAGAGGAAGCATATTCCCTTTCTGATGATTCTTTCGGTCAGATCGCACTTTCTGCATACAAGGTTGGTACAGCTATCAAGATCTCCGAAGAACTTCTCAACGATTCTGTATTTGATTTGCCGTCATACATTGCAAAGGAATTTGCAAGAAGAATCGGTTCCAAGGAAGAAGAAGCATTTCTTATCGGTGACGGCAAGGGAAAACCGACCGGCATTTTCAATGCAACAGGCGGTGCGGAAGACGGCACTTCCACCTCTACTGCCAATATCACATTTGATGATGTGATGGAACTTTTCTACTCCCTCAAAAGTCCGTACCGCAAGAAGGCAGTGTGGGTGCTGAATGAACAGACAGTAAAGGCTCTCCGCAAATTGAAGGACAACACAGGAAACTATATTTGGCAGCCCGCCGTCAGCAGCGGACTTCCTGACACCATTCTCAATCGTCCGTATGTTACTTCTGTATATGCTCCGGTTTCTGCAGCAGGTGCAAAGCCGATCGCATTTGGCGACCTCTCCTATTATTGGATCGCCGACCGTCAGGGCAGAAGCCTGAAGCGTTTGAATGAACTCTTTGCCATGAACGGACAGGTCGGTTTCCTTGCCTCCCAGCGTGTAGACGGCAAGCTCATTCTTCCGGAAGCCGTCAAGACACTTACCATCAAAAAGGCGTGATATTATGATCACGCTGAAAGAGGCAAAAAACTATCTCAGGGTAGATTACGAGGAAGATGATAAGCTGATTCAGAATCTTCTTTTTACGTCAAAACAACTTGTGATGGACGTTGGCAGAATGGATGAATCAGCACTTGCTGAAAATGAAGATACCGTGCGGACTGTGATGCTTTTCGCACTTGGGTATCTTTATGAAAACAGGAGCAATCCCGATTACAAAAAGCTGACATTAAATCTTCGTTCAATTTTGTTTGCACAGCGAGAGGGTGTGATGTAATGGAAATCGGAAACCTGAATCAGAGAATCACAATACTTGAACATCGAACGGTTGTTGATGAGATCGGCAACCATATTACAAAATGGGAAGAAACCTTTTCATTATGGGCAAAAGTTACGGTAAAGACAGCAACGGAAACGTCAGATGCAGGAGTGGTGAAAGAGGTGCAGAAGCTGGAATTTCTGGTTCGTCAGAGTCCTGCCTCGCTGAACATCAACAGCACCAATTTTCGCATTCTTTTCCGAAACAACATCTACAATATCACAGGACTGATTCCGCTTTACGACCACAACAATTATCTGAAAATTGAAAGTGAAATCAGAAAGGCAGGTGTATGCGATGACTTCCGTTGATGCTATGGCTGATGAGATTATGAAAGGGCTGACAGAATATGCAGACCTTGCGGAAGAGGGCATGAAAAAGGCGGTGAAAAAGACTGCAAAATCTGTAAAAGATGAGATCTCCGCCAATGCTCCAAAACGTACAGGTACTTATGCAAAAAGCTGGTCAACGAGGAAAACCAAGGAAAACAGCCATTCTCTTGAAATGACTGTCCACAGTAAGAATCGCTATCAGTTGGCACACCTTTTGGAAAAGGGTCACGCCAAGCGTGGCGGTGGACGTGTATCCGGTAGACCGCATATTGCCCCTGCGGAAGAGAACGGTGTACAGCTGTTGGAGCAGCTGATCAAGGAGGCGTTGTCATGACTTATGAACAGATCAATGAGATGATGCAGGAGATGGAGCTTCCCTTTGCCTATCAGCATTATGCGGAAGGTGAATCGCCTGCACCGCCTTTTCTATTGTTCTTATCTCCTGGAGAAAATACATTTTCTGCGGATAATTCCATGTATTTCAGCTTTAAGATGCTGGATATTGAACTTTATACAGACGTTAAGAATCCTGAACTTGAAAAGCAAGTTGAACAGGTTTTGAAACGTCATAAAATCTATTACACAAAATCAGAAGTCTGGATAGAGTCCGAAAAACTCTATGAAGTACTGTATGAAACGGAGGTATAACCAATGGCGAACAAGAAGAACAAGGTTAAATTTGGTTTGCAGAATGTCTATTGGGCAAAAATCAATGAATGGGGTGAAGATCCTGACGGCAACAAGACCGTTCCTGCATATGGTCCGTCAAAACATCTCCCCGGTGCTGTATCGCTCTCTATTGATGCAAACGGCGAGGCAGAGAACTTTTTTGCGGATAACGGCGTTTATTATGTCATCAACAATAACGCAGGATATACAGGCGATCTTGAAATTGCCCTTATCACAACCGAATTTGCAACTGAAATCTTAGGAGAAATCCTTGATAACAACGGCGTTCTGGTAGAAAAGAATGATACGGAACTTGCACAGTTTGCATTGATGTTTGAATTCTTAGGTGACAAGCACCATATCCGTCATGTGATGTATTGTTGCAGTGCATCACGTCCTGCGACGGAATCTGCAACCACCGAAGAAAGCACAGAAGTTAAGACCGAAAAGCTGTCGCTGAAAGCTACTCCTTTGCCGACAGGTCTTGTGAAATCCAAGACAACTGAAAGCACCACTGATGCAGTATATAACAACTGGTTCAAAATGCCGTATAACCCTGATACGACAGTTAAGTCTTCTGCCAAGTCATCTTAAGGAGGTATTGCTATGGCTATTCAGAAAAACATTACAATTGACGGAATTGAAGTACCTTTTAAGGCAAGTGCTGCTGTGCCACGCTTGTATCGTCTAAAATTCCGCAGAGATATTTATAAGGACTTTGCAGCACTAAAAACTGAAGTCACTGAGGGTGATGAAAACAAAAGCGAAATCGGTATTGAAAGTCTTGAAGTCTTTGAAAATATCGCATATATCATGGCAAAACACGCTGATTCCAATGTTCCTGACAACCCCGATGATTTCCTGGAACAGTTCAACACATTCAGCATTTATGAAATTCTTCCGCAGCTGATTGAACTGTGGGGACTGAACACCGCAACGCAGGTAGAGTCTAAAAAAAACATCGCCAGACTGACCGCCCGATGACAACTCCGCTTTTTCTCCTGAGATGCAAACAGCTCGGTCTTTCTATGACCGAGCTGGATTTGCTGACGATTGGACTGATCAATGATATGTTTACGGAACGTGAAAATGATGAGTATTCAGGGTGGAATGAGGTTGCTGGACAGGCGGATTTTGATGCGTTTTGAATTAACAAATGTGTGCTTGTAACCAAGCTAATAACTGTTCAGAAGATATTTCTCCGGCAGCTACACCAAGAATCAACCGTGTTAATTCTTCATCTTCATAATCAACATCAATTTCATTTAACATTAAAAAAATAAGCATTACATGAGTTCCGATTCTCTTGTTACCATCAACAAATGCGTGATTTTTAATTAAACTGTATCCTAACTGTGCTGCCTTATCAATTATTGTAGGATACAATTCTATTCCTGCAAATGTTTGAAACGGAGCATTCAATGCCGATTCCAGCAAACCTTCATCACGTATTTCAGGTGAACCTCCTGACTGAGCAATGACATCTTGATGAAGCAGTATTACTTGTTGTTTTGTCAGACGAATCATTTCGCAAGCTCCTTATATACAGCAGCATTTCGTTTTAATAACTTTTTGGAAATGTCAAGAACATCTTCATCAGATGCAGTTTCATCTGTTTCAGTATCATCAAATACCCGTATTTCATAACGTGGTTTATTGTTCTTAAAGATGATTGCTGTTCCATATTGGTCAACTGTTCTGGCAACCATAGAAAAATTCTGGTTTGCTTCGGTCATAGAAAAAATTGTGTTTGTATCAATGTTCATACGAACACCCCCTTTATATTTATTATATCATAAAGTTAGGATAAATTCAACCTATTTTTCAAAAAAAGTGAGGTGAACCACAGTGGCAAACAGAATCAAAGGCATCACCGTTGAGATCGGCGGAGATACTACTAAGCTGTCCAAAGCTTTAGAGGGTGTAAACAAGAACATTAAAAACACCCAGTCACAGCTGAAAGACGTGGAGAAACTCCTGAAACTTGACCCGAAAAATACAGAATTACTCTCACAAAAACAGAAACTTCTCGCTGACAGTATTTCTGCTACAAAGGATAAACTTGCAACGCTGAAAACTGCCGCAGAACAGGCAAACACTGCTCTTGCAAATGGCGACATCACACAACAGCAGTATGATGCCTTACAGCGTGAGATTGTCGAAACAGAAAATGAACTGAAACGTTTGAAATCAGAAGCCAAAAATGCAAATTCTGAACTTGCTAAAATCGGTGAGGCAGGACAGGTTCTCCAGAATGCAGGCGATAAAATTTCAGGTGCAGGCGAAAAACTTCTGCCCATCACCGCAGGTGTGACGGCTCTCGGAACTGCTGCTGTGAAAACCGCCTCCGACTTTGATTCTGCAATGTCTAAGGTTGCCGCTGTTTCCGGTGCTACCGGTGATGACTTGCAGGCTTTGCGTGATAAAGCCCGTGAAATGGGCAGTAAGACAAAGTTTTCCGCAAGTGAAGCAGCCGAAGCCATGAACTATATGGCGATGGCAGGTTGGAAAACAAATGATATGCTGTCAGGTATTGACGGCATTATGAACCTTGCTGCTGCATCAGGCGAAGATCTTGCCACAACATCGGATATTGTCACAGATGCACTCACTGCATTTGGACTGACAGCACAGGGTAGCGGTCATTTTGCTGATGTGCTTGCGGCTGCAAGTTCTAACGCAAATACCAATGTATCTATGCTTGGTGAGTCATTCAAATACTGTGCTCCGATTGCAGGTGCTTTGGGATTCTCCTGTGAAGATACCGCTGAGGCACTGGGTTTAATGGCGAATGCAGGTATCAAGTCCACGCAGTCGGGAACTTCCATGCGTTCCATTATGACTGCCCTTTCCGGCGATGTGAAATTCTGCTCTGCCGCCTTTGGAGAAATGGAGATCGCAACTTCCAATTCAGACGGTTCAATGCGAAGTTTATCTGATATTTTAGCGGATTGCAGAGTAGCATTCGACCAGATGTCAGAATCCGAAAAAGCAAGTGCCGCAGAAACTCTTGTGGGCAAAAATGCCATGTCGGGATTTCTTGCTCTGATGAATGCTGCTCCTGCGGATATTGATAAATTATCAGGTGCAATTGCCAACTGTGACGGTACATCTCTTTCTATGGCAGAAACCATGCAGGACAATCTTGCAGGACAGCTTACCATTCTGAAGTCACAGCTTGAGGAACTGGCTATCTCTTTTGGCGAGATTCTGATGCCTGTTATTCGTGACATCATTACCAAAATACAGGGATTTGTGGACAAACTGAATGCCCTTGACCCTGCAACAAAACAGACCATTATCAAAATTGGATTGATGGCTGCGGCTTTAGGTCCGCTTTTGATTGTGGTGGGTAAAACGCTTTCTTCTATCGGAAGTATGATGACATTCATTTCAAAAATTCCGACAATGATTGCGGGTGCTAAGACTGCATTTTCAACGCTTGGTGCTGCAATTGGCGGTATTTCTGCACCCGTGGTGGCTGTCGTTGCAGTTATAGCTGTACTTATTGCAGCATTTGTAAATCTATGGAACACCAATGAGGACTTCAAAAACAGCATTCTTTCCATCTGGGAACAGATAAAGTCTACCTTTGAACGTCTGACATCCGGAATCGTTGACAGAGTGAATGCATTGGGCTTTAACTTTCAGAGTTTCGGCGATATGCTGAAATCTCTGTGGAACGGTTTGTGCAGTGTGCTTGCCCCTGTATTTGAGGGTGTATTTCAGCATATCTCGGATATTTTCACCTTTGTGACGGATACCATTCTGAGCGTGCTTGATGTATTTATTGGCTTATTTTCAGGAAACTGGGAACAGTGCTGGAATGGTATCAAGGGCATTTTTACAGGTATCTGGAACTTTGTAGTCAACCAGTTCAGCAATATTCTGAACACGCTGAGAGGTGTGGCAGATGTATTTCTCGGGTGGTTCGGTACTTCCTGGAATGAAGTGTGGACGAGTATAAAAGACTTCTTCGTTGGAATCTGGAACAGCATTTGTTCCGCTTTTCAGGCTGTTGCTGACTTTTTCACAAATATCTGGAATGCAATATCAGCGTTCTTTACAACGATAGCGACTGCGATCTATACCACAGCAGTCACGATTTTTACTTCAGTATATGATTTCTTCGCAGGAATCCTGACCAGTATTCACGACTTTTTTGCCAACATTTTCAATGCAATATGGACGGTTATTTCAACTGTCTGCACCACCATTTATGACACGATCTCAAGTATCTGGAATGCAATTTACAGCTTTATTTCTCCGCTTTTAGAGGCGTTCAAATACCTGTTTGAAACTATTTTTCAGGCAATTCATATCATTATCAGCAATGTGATGGATTGGATCTCGGAAAAGATACAGACCATATGGAATGCAATTGTTGCATTTCTCACCCCTTTGCTTGAGGGCATTAAAGCGTTCTTTGAAACGATATGGAATGCTATTTATACGGCAATTTCAACGACATTAAGCACTATTTCAAGTGTTGTTACATCCGTCTGGAACGCAATTTCAGGTTTCATTTCAAGCGTGATGAACACAATAAGTTCTGTCATTTCAAATGTATGGAATGCAATCAGCGGTGCGGTTTCCAGTGTGGTAAATGCTATCCGAAACACAGTATCTTCCGTCTGGAACAGCATTTCTTCCACCATTTCATCGGTGATGAATACGATTCATTCAACTGTAACAAGCATCTGGAATAACGTGAAATCATCTGTTTCAAACGTTATCAGCGGTATTTACACCACGATCAAGGGCGGTTTTGATAATGCTGTCAATTATGTCAAAGGTCTTGCGTCTGATGCTTGGAACTGGGGACGGGATATTGTTTCCAACATCATTGACGGTCTGAGAAGTATGATCGGCAGTCTTGCCGACAGTGTATCAAATATTGCCGATACGATCCGTAGTTATCTGCACTTTTCTGTTCCTGACGTAGGTCCGCTGACAGACTTTGAAAGCTGGATGCCTGACTTCATGAATGGCTTGGCGGACGGTATCAACAAAAGCAAAAAGGTTGTAGCTAAGGCGGTTTCAGGTGTTGCGGATACAATGAGAGTAACGCTCAATTCTGATCTCAACTACAATCTTGATGGAATGACAGGTGCGATTATGAACGGAAGTTCTGAAAGTTCCATTGTCAACAATTACTACAATAACGACAACAGCCGCACAGTAAATCAGACCAACAATAGTCCGAAATCACTGTCACGACTGGAGATTTACAGGCAGACGAGGAATGCGGTGGAGATGTAAAACTTTCAAGTATGCTCAAAATTCATCTTATCACCTTTACAAAATGAAACATTCCATCTGATTCTTTGTCAGATATATCATCAGGGATTGGTTCACTTGATTTAAAATATTCACACCAGAATTCATCAATCTGAAAACCACATTTATTTACATAAAAGTGGATATTACGCTGTTCAAAATATGGTGTTACGGTCTCCCAAATTTTCACTTCTGGATGTAATTTTTCAATTTGACACCATGCAGCATATCCAATCCCCTTACTATGAACATTTGGAGAAACGAACAGCAAATCTAAATCCCCTTTTTCTCCATCAACTTTAATTATAGCACCGCCAACTTTTTTTCCTTCAAGAATAATACGATAAGCTATTCCTTGGTCAATTGACTGTTCGATAGTCTCTCGTGAAATAATTTGACCATCTTCTTCAAAGTGATTATCTCTACAACCAAACTCCTCCATAGCACCATAATTAAATGCTTCCTGATTATCTAAAATAAACTGTTCTCGGTCATTTTCTTCCATTGGGCATAACTGTATATCTTTTTCCATTTTATCACTCCTACAACTTTAGATTTTTTAAGGTGATTACCCCACATTTAGAGCCTGTGTTCATAAGCGTTTTAAGAGCGTGACAGCATGAGAAATCATAATCATTGTTTCAGCAGAGCAACAAGAAGTTTCATA